TCATCATCTTCGTCATAATCCAATTCAATCTCGCCACAACCTTCACAAAGCTGACACTCCATCATCTCACCGACTAACTCACCGCCATGAAAGTAATCAGGCTTTGCAACCGTATACTCACAACGACCCTCACCGCCACACTCAGGGCATTCAATCCATTTGCGAAACTCTTTGTCTGAAAAAGTCATCTGCACCTACCTTTCCGTCTGTAAACTGATGGATACGATACAGCGTTTCAGGATTAGGAAATCGCTGCCCCTTTATAATCCGACAAATAGCGGCAGGAGACAAGCCACAAGCTTGGGCAAGCTCGCGCTGCGTAATGCCAGTTTCTTTAATAAATTCTTGTAACGTCATAACCTCTATATATATGTTGACAGTCTGGTAATCAATAACTATAAATAAAAGAACGGCTCATGGGGTAGGTTGAGCCATCAATGTTAACCACAAAAAAAGCTATAACATTCCCTTAAGCCTACCCCACTTTCTTGGAGGAGAAAATGGAGTACACAATACCAGACTACAGCTTGCATTACGGACGCAAGCATGTTTCAGCTTCGGGTGCTACACAGCCTGTTGATGAACACATACTCAAACTATTATTAAGACAAGAGTACAGCATGGGCTTTCCATCATCAGCTCGTATGCGTGGCGGTCAATGCGTACAAGCTGGCGTGGACTTTGCACTTGGGCTTGCAGACTACAGCCCCATCATTGGCGCGCGAGAAGGCGTTGATGATGCGCAAGCTATGCGTCACGCACTGACAGAATACATGGAATACCAACCACTGACATGGGATGATGGCAAAGACGCAGAAGCATACGATGCCTTTAAAGAACACATCCCTGACATGGTAAAGAATGCGCTGCTAGGCGTGCGTGAATACTTTGGGGATGAAGAGATAGAAGGTGAGTACACACGTTACTACAAAGATGACCGTATTGATGTACCTACCATTATGTTTTTGGACTACGCTAGCGAAACAAAAGAGCTAGACTTGAAGTGTTCTTTCCCTACGAGAAACCCACCTAAAAAGGACGGAACAAGGACATGGCGCGTGCCAAAGCCACGGACAGAGCCAACCGAATATCAACTTGCACAGCAAGCAGTGTACTGGAAAGGCACTGGCCTAAATCCTGGACTTCTATTTGTCACTGCTGAAGGCTATCACTTATGCACATCGGAAAACTGTGCCGCTATGCAGCCTGAGTCGCTTGAGCAAGCCTATTAAAATGTAGTCATGAGATGGACTATAGTGCAAAACTTATTGAAAGCTGCTAACGGCAACTGGAAGACTTTATTCGGTATGGTAGCACCAGACTTCGGGCAAATAGCAGGAAGACATGGTGGAGAAATACTGAAGATTGCTAAGCAAGCATGGAGCATCGCATGAAAAGCTCCGCACACATTACAGTAGAAGAATTTGCCCAGATGTTAAAGGATTTGCGTGAGCGTACACTACATATTGATAGTTACAAGGGCAAAAATAACCGCTCTTACGCAATGAAAAGACCGCCTAAAACAGCAAGCAAAGCATGGGTGGGCGGAAAGAAAGTGAGGAGAAAATGACCCCGATTGAAGAACAAAGTCAAACCATTGACTTACAGCAAGAGCGTATCAACAGGCTTGAAAAGAAAGTCGAGGAGCTTTCTGAGACATTGATATTCTCTATGAGATTGATGACAAACTATATGGAAAGATTAGAGGCAGACTATGACCAGTAAAATATTAGACGCTATGGGTCTTGTGAATGAGTTTCATAAAAAACATGGCATTACACAACGAGGCGGCAAGAAATACACGCAAGTCGTACACCGTATGGAAGCGTTCCGTACTGTTTTTGGCATTGACTACGGTATTGACACGCAAATTCTTGTTGATGATGGACAAAGAGTGGTTATTAAAGCTACAATAACTAACGCAGATGGCTTTGTGATTGGCTCTGGAATGGCTGAAGAGATACGCGGTCAAGGTCATGTCAATACTACATCTGCTTTAGAGAATTGTGAGAGTAGCGCAGTCGGAAGAGCGTTAGCCTCAATAGGATTGTCTGGTGGTGAATACGCATCAGCAAACGAAATGGACGCTGTGCCTCGTAAGGCAGAGAACCTAAAGAATCAGGCTGTTGGCAGCGAACCTCCTAAAAGCCCTCCTCCCTTGAAGGAAGCAGCGCCACAGCCTGAGCCACATGACCCCCACAAACAAGCTGACATAGAACTTTACCAAAAGATTGCTAACGACCTTGTTGGCAAAAGAGCTAAGCCAGCAGTGGAGTCATACTTTGCAGAACAACGTGCAAAGTTGAAAGAGTTGAGAGGGCGCGCACCAGGTAAAGCTGAAGCAATTATGACCCTCTTTACAGATAAACTAGCCGAACTCGAAAAAGGATTGTAAACATGGCTCGTGAATATCAAAAAATTATGAACATCAAAGTATTCCCAAACACAGAAGGCAAGGCTCGTTGGGGCAATGGTAAGTTTACCCCCTACAAAGATGGGTCTCCTGCTGACATTCATCTGCGTGCAGATGTAAAGTATTCTGTAAGGGTGTTTGAGGAATCAGACGGTAGCCTTGGCATTTCTATCACGCAGCCAATGGGTGATAACGCCAGAGGAACAGATAGCTTGTCTGCTGACTTACAGCAAGGCGGTATGAAGAAGCTAGCTGACACTGCTGCTGTCAAGAGTGGCCTGTCACTTGATGACGAAATACCATTCTAATGGAAGTGCAGCCGCTTATTCTTGTGGCTGTGTATGAAGATGGCTTGCTTATCACTGTTGATGGCAAGTCATACTTCAAGCAAATGTCTGCGATGCAGATGCTGCAAATGTCACAAGACTTAATAGAAAAAGGTATGCGAGAAATGAAAGGAAAGCACTATGGGGAGAGAACGGAATAACGCTTGGCTTGTGCAAGAGCGTGCTTTCGGTGATGATTGGGTAACTCTAGTCTGGATTCCTATGGCTGAGGTCACGCATATCAACGGCAATGAGCTTATGGCAGAGAACAAGTGGGATGTAGGTGAAGCACAAGCTGCGCTGCATGTGCATAAGAACAGACTATCTACACCTAACAATGAGCATAGGTACATCGCTGACTGGCATCACGCTGCACCGCCACCAGAGCAAACAAGAACGTATATCGCTAAGACATACGGCACTTGGCAGAGCTGATGGCGTGGTACGATAAAGGCAGAAAGAAGCCTAGTAAAAAACAAGATAAGAGCCGTACTGTGCAGTGTGTAGAGTGCGGCTTTAACCACATAGCCCTAAATGGGGGCTGGGTATGCAACGGTAGAGGAGAGGTACTGTGCTATGGAGAAGGTAAGTGTTTTAATGTGCGAATGCTGCGGTCAATTCAAGGGCAGCATCAAGAAGAACGCAGAGATGAAGAGCATCAAGAAAAAGGGGAGATGGAACTTTTTAAGTGATATGGATACTGGCGATACGCTAGAGCTAGTAAACTTCGATGACTTTGAAAACGCTAGACGAGCGATGCACTACAGAGGCATCAAGTACAGGTCTGCAAAGATGAACGATGGCAGTGGCTACCAATTACAGGTAAAGTAAAGGGGGCATAACACCCCCCCTTTTGCCAGTATTATTTCTTTTTCTTTTTAGACTTCATAATTTTTGACTGTAGAGCTTTCGGCAGTGTCTTCTGCTTTGCTGTAAGCCCTGACTTCTTTGCCGCTTTCTTCTTCCCATACATCACTTCTTTCCTTTCTTTGCTTTATTGCGTCTTGATATTGCTGCTGCCTTCTTTTTTGCGTCAGCCTTACTGGATGCACCCCATGCCCGGAGCGATAATAACAGGCGTGTCGGCTTGCCATTCTTTCGTTCTGGTCCTTTCATGTTACCCATTCGCGCTAGAAAACTTGCCCTTCGAGGGTTATCACCACTCTTCACAGGCGCTTTTAGATTCATACCTTGTTTACGAGCAGAAGCTCTGCCCTTTGCATTAAGACCTCCTTTCGGATTTTTGCCAGCCTTACGCTGCCAAGCTGGTGTTCTAGGCATTATCTAAACTCCTCATTCTGGAAACCAAACGCTTAGCCCTGTTAGGTACTTGGTCAAACCACTTGCTATCCATCATTTCATCAGCAGCGCCAGACCAGTTACGCTCGTCTACATTCTTCTTCATTGAGATAAACTTACTCAGCCTCGGCCTACCCATATTAAACATCATATTCGCAATGATAAGCTGCGCCTCTTCTGGTAAGTCGTCAAAGTCATCATACAGAACATGGCACTCATCAAGTGTTACAGCTATATCCCTGCGAAACACTTGTTGCACACGTTCCTCTGATACAGGTGTGCCAACAGGCTGACCATACTCAGGGTCGCTTTCAGTTACCAGATGACCTATGCCGAATGTCTCAAGCCCCAGATGGTCTAGGTAAATCTCATACTTGCAGCCCTCATCAGCAGCAAGCTCTTGTCTGAGCTGGTCAAGGTTCATTTCTTTTTCTTTTTAGCTGTCTTAGCTGATTGCTTAAAAGCCTTTGCAGTAGGCGCACCCTTACTGCCTGGCTTTCTCATTTTCTCACCACTGCCAGCAGCTATACGCTTACGCTTGGCATGGATGTTTGCATATAGGCCACGTTTTGCTGGCATTACTTTCTCCTAAACTTATCAAGACCCTTTAAACCTAGTCCTGCTAAAATAGTAACATAAAGTATGTTTTGATACCAATCAGGCAGCTCACTGAGCCGTTCAAAGCCAGCTTGCACTACAGATTCCATGCCAGGAACAAACGAAAGCACACATGGCGCAAGTACAACAATCGTTATAATCTCGTCTTTCCAGCTTGACCGTGTGGACTCTGCCATAATCAGCTCCCACTTGCTATCGTGCTGAGCTGCGGTCTTCATTACTTCCGCCTTGGCCTTTTGCTTTTCTACCTTGCCCTCAAGGAATGTCTGGGCAAGATTGCCAACTACGCCTAATAACTGAATCATTTGCCCTTAGCCTCTCTGCCTAAATACAAACCGTATATACCTGTCATCACACCCATGATAACAGACACAAAAGCTGACTGCGCTGTAGTCGGTTCTTCCAAGTGCATGAACCACTCAGCACAACGCCATGACATCACAACGCTAGCTATCATCGTAAGTTTTGCAGTAAGATTTACTTTTAAATATTTCTCAAGCCAGTCACTCATATTACAACATCCCTTTTAGAAACATTACCCACAATATAAACGCAACACCACTAGCACCGAACAGCAAGAACAATATAGAGTAGCCGCATATCTCGATGATTTGCTTTATCTTCCTACGCTTTGCCTCTATAGCTGCAAGTCTTTCTCGCCTTGCTGTTGCTTGAAACCTCTGCCAATCATGCCACAACCCTGCGCGACCAGCGTAAATCATGTATTGTTTTAGCTCTTCTTCCTGCTGCTTCAGCTTTTCCAGGTGCAAAAATTCTTCAAGGTCTGTATGACCTCTGCGCTTTTTCTTTTCACCGCGCTTGCGCAAGTCTTCAGTAGCGTTAACATAGTCTCCAACTTTGTGCGCAACATCAGCTATCTCTCTTCCATTCTTGATTGCAGTCTTGATAACAGCAAAAGCCGCGTTAGCTGCCGCTATCTCTGCAAGCATTGTTTACTCCTTGAAAGCCTTATAGATGCGCCTACCAACCAAGATTATACCGCCTATAGCAATGATAGTGTTCAGAAACACGTTAAGCTCAGGCAACCACATAGGTGCTGAGATACCGCCAAGTCCTATAGCATAATCTAGGTCTTCGTTATTCATCAGTCTGCATCCTGTATGGTGTTGCCATCCTGTGAAGCCCATTCCGTAATGGCCTGATAGTGGCGGTTGGCTGGGTCTAGTGGTACGAACATCTCTTGTCCGTCAATGGTAGCTTTTACACTGACGTTGTTTCCATCTTCATCTGTCATGTACTGCACAGATGTTATATTTAATTCATTCATAATTACAACTCCGCAGAAATAGCAAAAGAAGATTGATAATTAGTATCACTATATAATATACCCGCCCTGCCAGCAGTAAGACCTGAACTGGTAATAAAATCAAATTCAATTTTATCTTTGAACAGATAACTTACATTTGTGCTACTATAAGTTGTTGTTACAACTCCATCGAACATTCTAAAGTGTGAAGTTGAACCAGTTTGAGTGATTGTCACAGATGGTGCTGACCTCATAATTACAGGCAACTGCATACCCACCCTGCTAGCCCCATTAGAACTAGAACAAACACCTCTTATCATAGGATTTGTATATTGCTGATAATACCTCTGGCACTTAGCTAGATTTTCACCATAGCTTTCGTGCTGGAATGGCGTAGCTGTGTCGCCTACCTCTAGCTTCACGCCTGTGATGAACCAATTATTATCATCTGCGGCCATTAAATTTTCTTGACCAACATAGCGGTTTGCATCTACTCTAGTTGCCCATCCCGTTGTTAGCGTTCCGCTTGTATAGTTATTACCAGCCGCCAAAATAAATACAAGCCGAAAACTCTGGTCGTTGTCATTATCCAATGTACCCGTTGTATCACCAGCATAGGTTAGTGTTTTGTATTCCCATGTGTCAGCATTGTCTATAGTGTAAGCCTGAGAGTATGCCCTTGTATTATCTCTATCATCAAGTTCGCAAATGTATGTACCTGTTGTGTTTGATTTTACCCAGAAAGAAACAGTCAATGCTTTTGCATCAGACGTACCTTTTGCAAGAGACTGTAAGTTTTGGCCTTCAATTCTCTGTTCAAACTTCCAAAGGTCATCAGCATCCAATGTTGTTTCAGCAGTATCAACATTAACCTTAAATGATGCAGAAAAGCCTGATGGTGCATCTGTACTTTGAGAATAGGTGTGGACAAGCTGTTCTGTGGCTATAGAAGCTGGCCTCCATCTGTCAACAGTTTGATAGCCATCACTGGTGGATGACGTACCCCTCTGGCTAACAGCAAAATCACCGTTGATTATCAACGACTGCCCTGCCACAGTACCAGCATCTGCCGCACCAGCTAAGTCTGCTATGTCTCTTGCCCTTGTCATTATGCGTTCTCCTTAACAAGCCATTAGCACACAAGGTACTAGATAAGAACCGTCATCATAGGTGTGTGATACTGTTGTTGATGTTACCTTTGCAATCGTCTTAGACCGCACAATGTCATCGCCTTGTGGTTTTGCAGTGCCATCACCAGCAGACATTAGCAAATCACCTCTGGCTACTGTAGTGCCGCTTGCAATGCGGATGACCATATCGCCTGTCATAGCTATGTTCATGTCATTGTAATCGTCACTGTCATCCCAATTTACAAACACACCAGCTACATCTGCATCACCTTCTGTAGATGACACAGCCATACAGTTTAGCTGTTCATTGTCCTCTGTGTTGCCATCTGCATCTGTCCACACAACCATCTGGTCTAGGTTAGTCATCACTGTGCCTTTGACAATGCTTGTATCTTTAGTGTTGTCAGCAAGGCGTGACCAACGTGCAAGGTGTCCACCGTTATAAGATACAGTAG